TCATTTCGTGGGGTTAACGATCTCACCGACTCGCCGATAGACCTTCTTTGTCATCTCCTCAGTGGAGTGGCCGAGCAGCCGACTTGCGTGCGCAAGTTCTATCTCGCTGGCGGCTTTAGGGCGGATGTCTTTGAACTGAAACTGACGGATTAGTACAGCCAGGGCAGGATCGCCGTCGGCACCGGCCTTGATTGCTGCTTTATCCCGGGCTTCATCCCAGCGGTTGCGTAACATCTGCTGGCTCATCCGAAGGCCGGACGCGTTCGTGATAAGCGTTGAGGTCTTAATCCCATTTAACGATCTGCGTTCAAGCAGGTTATCTAGGAATAGACTAAGCGCTGATTGTTCGCCGGCATCGTCCAGTCGAATCCGCAGAAGTTTGCCGCCCTTGCCCTGGCGAACCCCTACGAAGCCGTTGGCCAGATCGGTAGTTGCCACCTTCAGCACATCAGCGGGGCGCTGGCCGGTCAGGTAGGCAAGGTCCATGGCATCCTTTAGTTCCTGCACTGCCTCTCCATATACCGCATTCCAAACCACTTCGCCGGCATAGTAGTCCCGCGGCTTTTCCTTGTTTCTGCGTACGCCGAAGCAAGGGTTGGCATTGTTGGTCAGTCCCCACTCGCGCGCGATCGTGAACATGTGTGACAACAGCGCGATTTCTCGGTTGGCCCTGACCTTGGCGGTTCTGGCATCTCGATACTGTGCAACTACCTGGGGAGTGATTGAGTCGAGAGGCGCGTTTTCAAATGCCTTGCGCAGCTGTTTCAGTTCCTTGCGGTTGTCGGACTGCGTCCGTATTGATTTGGTAGGGATGATCTTTTTTTCGTACTTGTCGAACAGCGCACCCATTAGATGATTGGGTTTTAGTGGTTCGCGGCGTTCCAGTCGAGCCCACTCGACCCTCGCCGCGTCCAGATCACTGCCCAGCGGTATTTCTTTTCGTTTGCCGTCGGCATCCCTGCCGTTGTAGTAGTACGAAGTCCACATGGCGCCGCTTTTACGCTTGCGAGTGCGCCGTATCATTCGAGGCGGAAGATCGCGATTGGCTATGCTTTTCTGGCGCATCAGTCAGCTCACGTTCGCTAGGTCGAGCGACCAGGTTTCGGTTACGGCGTTGACCGCAGAAGGTTTGACTCCCGCGAGTTTCAGTCGGGCGTAAACCCGACCCACTATTGGCCGGCGAGCGCCTGTCAGAACAAACTCCCAGCGATTTTCGGTCAACCATAGAATTTGTTTGGACGGGATCTGATACCCGGTGATGGTCGCCAGTTCTTCGTCGGCGAGGGTTTCGCTTTGGAATTCCATCATTCGGCTCTCCCCATCAGGGCCCTCGGCCCATGACTTCGGCGTGTGCTCTCCTTAGCAGGCAACTCGATAGTGCCAGGAGCATGCGTATACCCCACAGCAAGCTGCGCGAGCGGGCGTTCCTGAGCGTTTAGCGTTGCATCAGCGAGCGCTGCCCCGCGCAGCTTTTCGTGGGGTATAAGTACCTCCGCAGTGACGCTGGAAGGAGCAATAATGCCTACTGCTTCGCAGCAGTGACTGTTTGTTTCTAGCGTGTTGACGCTGCTCGCTGTGCGGAGCAAAGCGGGCAGGGCCATGGTTTTGTCCTGTGGGTTTTTCATGCCGCTTTCCTCCGATGTTCGATCGCGAGTTGGTCCATCAGGCGCTGGTGGTAGGTGTTGCGTGCTTCTGCGGCAGGCCATGGGCGGAGGGTTTCAACCATGGGCTCTATGCCGACCAAACAATCCCAGATAGCCGGATCGGTTGGCATGAGGTCGCGGCGTTCGGTTGCCAGTGCAATCAGGTCGGCATGGTGCACGCTGGCAGGGAGATCGAGGGCCAGGTCGAAGCGCTCACAAACGCGCATCCAGATCACGTCCTCGAAACCTCGGTAGTCGGGCATCCACTGCTTGAGTGGGCGGGTCATGTCACCCAGGTACGCCTCGGTCGCGTCGTGGAGCAATGCCGCGAGCTTGTGCTCTTCCGGCACCAGTTCGGCGACGATGCAGCTGTGTTGGGCCACGCTGTAGAACTCACGGGTGTGGCCGTTGAATCGGCATAGGTGGGCCAGCGCGTGCGAGATGTCCCGTGGGTCGATCATTTCGGCGTCAGGCTCGAACAGGTCGCAGCGTTTGCCGGTGGAGGTGAGGATCCAGTTCATGCGGCTTCCCTCACTAGGTCGGCCAGCAGCAAGGCGTCGTCGGTCGCCTTGTGCAATTGGCGCAGAGCTTCATAGCCGATCAGCGCTTTCAACTGGCGGTCAAACTCTTTGTTGTAGCGGGTCAGTGCGCGCAGTTCCTTGGTGGTCTTGGCGTGTTGCTGCTGCAGCGTGCCGGCGGCTTGGGGTGTCAGGCGCAGCATGGGGATGGCATGGCTCATGCGACATCCCCCTTCAGCTCGAAACGGTCCATCAGCGCAGCCATATTCAGTGCCTTGTCACGTAGGGCAAGTGACTGCGCTGCTTGGCTTTCGGATCTGACGGCGCGGAAGGTGTCTGCGGCGAGCTTCAGCTTCTCGGCAATAGCGAAAAGGGTGTAACGGTCTTGCGGTTCCCGGCTCAATAGGAGTTCGGTGCGCATGCATTGATCTGACATCTCTTTGAGAGAGGCTGCGTATGCGGCTGATGCTTCGTCACGGCCCAAGACGTACCCGTCGGAATGGCCTTCGTCGTAGCCATCATTTTTGCCGTCTGTGAGGCCGCCTCGATAGCCGACCCAGTAGAGGATTCCGGCGGCGATTACGATGCTGATCAATGCGCAGATTTGAATTGCAGTCATGTGGTGTGCTCCTGGTAGTTACGTTGGCTGGTGGTGACAGCCGTTTGGGTTACTGGTCTAGCTCGGTTGGATCGTTTTGCGGTCGCGGCATGTCCTCGTCTGCCTTGTAGGCGCGGATGTCGATCAGTGCCGCGACGTGCTTGATGTGCGCGTACCGCAACGCCTTCACACTGTGATCCAGCGTGGTCACCGGCAGTTGAATCCGGCCGCTGTTGATCGCCTCGGTAAAGGTCTTTTCGTTGAGGTTCTTGAAATAGTGCACGCGCAGCTTTTCCAGAGGGATAAGCACGTCGCCGAAGAGTTGGTGCAGCATTTCCACGGTTGCGCTATCCGGTGCGTGTAACAGCCTTAGCGGCGGCTGGTTGGTGGTCATCTCCATGAACTCCCGATCAATCTATATTTTCGTTTCACCGCCGAATGCGTGTTCGCGTCCAGTCCTGAACCTCCGAAAGAACCCATGCTACTGGTGCACTCTTGCCGGTAGCGTCGGTTAGCTTGACTGGGCGAGGAAACTTGTTTTCGGGGTTCTTGAGTAGCTTGTAGATTGTTGGACGAGCCAAACCGACAATCTTTGTAACTTCATTCATGCGAATGAGGATGCAACTTGGATCTTTCGCTTCCCTCGCTGTCATCGGTTGCGCGTCGGAGGGTTGATCGATTTTATTTATGCCTGCCACTTCAACCGCAAGTTGTAGAGCGCTCCTAACTTTTTTTGGGGCGCGATCTGAGTGAGGCAATTCAAGTAAGGTTTTCAGCAGGTAATCTAAAAGGTCATGGTTCATTAATTTTTTTCCGTTTTGGATGATGCCAGGCATTCAGGCAATGGCGTTTGGTCAGCTCCCGCAGATGCTCCGGCACTTCGAGGAGCGCGGCGTTGCGCTCCTCGCGTGTGTGCATGGCGACGATCTGGCGGGCGTACTCCCTAGGCCACGTCACGGTTGTCTGCCGGGATGGCTGGCAGTTCGAGTCCCAACTGGTCGGCGAGCCAGCGGATGCCAGCTTGACGGACCTTGGTCGACTGGCTGTACTGCATGCCGGCGGTCTCGTGGTACCAGTTGCTGTCCTTGACTCGTAGATACTCGCGATCACGCACAGGGAAGGCCGGTAGGTTGCGGTCGTTGAGCAGGCCCTTTTCACGCATGAGTGCGATCAGCTTGGGGCGGGTGAGGCCGAAGTACTTGGCGGCTTTTTCCAGGCTACGTTCCATGTCGTCCTCCTAGGCAGCATGCGCGGCGGGTGTCGCCACGGCAGCCAGGTGGGTGATGGATTCGGCCACCATGGAGTAGATCTCCACGTCACTGCCGTACACTGTGAAGCACTTGGTGCGCGGCTTTCTGACGCCGATGCTCATGATGGTGGTGATGCCTGCGCGGGTTTTGTTGCGGTGGATTGCCAAGTTGATCGGTTGCTCGAAGCCCATATCGAGGCTAATGGCACCGCCGGTTTGCACTAGGTCGAATACCTGCTGCTTGTGTTCAGTCTCGAATACGCCGTAGCGGCGGTCTGCGTGCGCCAGGGACGATTGATGGTTTGGGGTGGTTGGCCCGTTGACGATCTCCTCAATGAAGTCCGCAAGCTTGAGGTGCATCTTCTTGGTGTTGGCCAGGGTCAGCGTGTGGCGTTCGCTGCCCAGTTCAACGGTGAAGTGCGTGTCGACTTTGCGGCGCTCAACGTTCAGGCGGAAGGCCAGGGCCTCCCGCTGCGTTTCGGCGCGCAGGAGGTGGTTGAAGGTTTCGGTCAAGTTGACCTGGGCCTTGAGCAGGGTCAGAGTGCGATTGTCGAGTTTGTACTTGCTCATGCTGCTTGACCTCCGCCGTTTGGATCGAAGGGGGCTGGTGCGGTGCGTTGTTTCGGCTTGGGCCTGGAGGCGATGAAGGCGCAGCCGCTGTCTTGCGCCAGACGGCGGATTTCGAAGATGCGGGAGGGGTTAGCGGCGGCCGGGTGGACGTGCAGGGTGGCTGTGGTNGGCGGATTTCGAAGATGCGGGAGGGGTTAGCGGCGGCCGGGGGGACGTGCAGGGGGGCTGTGGTGTGCATGGTGTTGCCTCGCTCTGTGGTGGAAGAGTGAGACAAATATCAACCGCTGGTTGATTTGTGTCAACTGTCAGTTGGGAATTCCTATGCGCTTGCAGTCCCCCCGAGTGCTAGTGGGGGAGGGACGATGTACTTCCCAACACACTGGTTCTATGATGGCTATAGCATGGCCTTTCGGGGTCGTATGTCATCCACATAATTAAAAGCATAAAGGGATTAAAATGCAGACTGGCCAAATAGAGATACAACTTGATAAAAAGTGGGAGTTGCGAGATTTTTCGGTTTATACAAAAGAGTATGTCCAGATTTATAGTTTTTTTTACATTTTGCAGAGTGTCGCAAAAAAACAAGCGTCGAAGCTGGATTATTCAGGGTTTCAGTGGCGCGGCGGTTATAGTGTCGTTAATTTTTTTAAGAGTGCGTATAGCTTAACTCCAGACGTGCACCGTTTGCAGATTCGCAGAATTCAGTATGCATCGCCCGGAGTTATTGAACTTGCTGGTATCGTGGATGTGGCTATAGATATCGCGAAATTGGTCGGGACACTTTGTGGCTCAGTATTAGCGATAAATAGGACATATGATGCGGTTCTGCGTGGTTATACTCAAAGGAAACTGGCTAAAATTGAAGTTAAAACAGCGCAATCTAAGCTTGATAAGGACGATATACTTTTTATAAGGAACTCTGTCCGAGATTTAGCGAGTGGTTTCAATCTTGATCCCGCACAGATAAATGCGTTGAAAGAAATTACAGACGGTAATGAGTTGATTCAATTGAAAATGTTGCTTGCTCTATATCGAAGGGCTGAGCCGCTTCAAGAGCAGCAATCTTCTGGTAAAGCCCAGCTTTGATTAATAATTAGTGGAGTAATGCAGGGATGTTGGGCGTCGACTCTAAGTTGTTGGAATGGTCCGAAATTGCAGATGATAATTGGAAGTCCTTGCTGCTGGGGAATGGGTTTAGCATAAATATATGGAAAGGGTTTAATTATCCTTCTCTATTTAAAGTTGCTCAGGATGCTGCGGTGCGTCCTAATTTGATGCAAGAGTCTTTGGCGCTATTTAAATATCTTGGTTCATCCAATTTTGAAGATGTTTTAAGAATACTTTATCATGCTAAGTTGGTTGATGATCAATTCGGCGGACCGCAAGAGAAGCAAATCGATGGCGTGTACACCAACACAAAGAATTCTCTGTCGGCGGCCGTGAACTTTGCGCATGTACCTCCTGATTTTCGTGGATTAACGGAACTTAACAAACTATTAAATAGTTTCGAGTCCATATTTACCACAAATTACGATCTCATGCCCTATTGGGCTATTATGAAGGATTCCTACGGTTTTAGAGATTTTTTCTGGGGGGCAGGTAATACTTTTGACCTGAGCGATATTGCCGTGCAGGGCGGAAAAACAGTTTTATATTATCTTCATGGTGCTGTGCATTTGGTAGAGAAGCCAGATGGTACTACTAAAAAACTTGTAGGTTCTGGTTTTGAACGCCTATCTGATTTATTTGATTTGGATCATCCGGAACAGATTCCTTTAATGATTTCCGAAGGCAGTTCCTCTTCTAAGCTTTCAAGGATCAGAAAGAATGATTATCTGCGATTTTGCTCAGGGCGATTAGAGAGCTTGCAAGGTAATCTTGTTGTGCTTGGGCATTCCCTGCATCAGGACTATGACCAACATATTTTGGACTCAATCAAGGCGAGTGACGTGGAGAGGGTTGCGGTTAGCGTTTGGCCTCATATGACAGAGATTGATATCTTGTCTTTTAAGACCAGGATTATGCGTGAGCTTGAAGATAAGGATCTATATTTTTTCAGCTCTTTGACCCATCCGCTCGGAGCTCCAGAATTATGCGTGAATGAAGAGTTTTAAATTATTCTGGAATAAATGATCCAACTACTTTTCCGCAAATGTGCGTCTCCTCCGTGATGTCGATGATTGGGTATTGCGGATTGATTGGCCTCAAAAATTGTCGTCCTGCATCTTCTACTAATATTTTGAAAGTTGCCTCATTTGTGCGTGGGACTCTAGCAATTACTCGGTCGCCAGTTTTTGCTTCCGCTTCCGGGTCTACAAAAATTATGCAGCCTGTTGGATAGCTACGGCCAGGCCCAGGATTTGTCATCGAGTCACCAAGCACTTTTAGCGCGTAACCATTTCCGCTAATAGGGACCGGGCAAGATAGCCAAGTTTCACCATCAGGCTGATCAATGTTGGCTTCACACCATGCCCCTGCTTGAACCCAAGATATGAGCGGAACCTTGCCAAATCGCCTCGTGATCTCTCCTACGTTGCTTCCCTGTTCGGAGGGAAGTTGGTGAACATTGGTGTAACCAGTCTGCTCTTTCGGTAGAACTCCATATTCAAGCCATTCTCGTCTGACCTTCAACCAAGAGCAAAGCGCAACCATGCTGTCCGCCTCTGCTACTGACTCACCGTTCAACCACTTACTGATCGCCTGCGTACTTTTGTGAACCCCACATGACTTCAGTTTCGACTGAATATCCACCCCACGTCCCCGGGTGCGTACACCGGCATCGTCGAGTGCTTCGTGAAGGCGCGCCGTGAAAGCTGCCCGTAGCTCGTTCTTATCAACCATGAGTTGATACTCTCACAGGGGTTGCGCAATAGTCAGTTGATGTTAATATCAACCACGGGTTGATAAGTGGGGGTTGCCATGTTGGATCCGGCAGATTTTCCGAGCGCCATCGCGTTCGCATTTGAAGCAGTCGGCGGAATCGGAGCCGCCGCCAAGGTGTGTGATAGGAGTTATCAGGCGCTCAATAAATGGCGCTTGGCTGCCAGCCTTCCACGCACCGATTACACCGGTGAAACGCACTACGCAAAACTGTTAGCGACCGCTGCAGAGAAAAATGGCAATGCGTTTGACGCTGCCTGGTTGCTCAACGCATCGGCCCCGCAAAAAGCTGCAGCGTAGATAGAAAAAAGGCGACCCTAGGGCCGCCCAGTTCCTCCCGGCACACACCACCACAGTGCTGTCGGGTCGCGACGAAGGTAGGAGGGCACACCACATGCAAACCACCTCCCTTTATCGCGCTGCCAAGACATGGATGTCTTGGGTTGCTGCCTTTTCCACCACAGATTAGGCAGCTGTTGCGCCAGAGGTGACCAACGGATTGTTCGCCTCGGCACGGTGCCGGTTTCGATCCCTAAGATCTAGCCGGCGTTTGGGCCCTTTCAAGCCACGCGGCAAATGTATCACCACTACACGTCGCGGGGCACTGGCAACTTAGTAGGATTAATGCCATGAGCCGAGTAGCTTTAAGCTGTGTTGATCGAGCGCAAAAGGAAATACTGACGCTCGAATTAGCCCTGTACCACGCCGCACGGGACTATCCCGGCGGTGCCGCAGCAATCGCCGCCACCACCGGCCGCAATGCCACCACGCTGCAACACAAGTTGTCTCCCACCCATCCCTCACACACCGTCAACATCCAGGAGTTCGGCGAGATCCTCGAACTGACCAAGGACCGGCGCATTCTCGATGCGGTGCACGCCCTTGTCGGCGACACGATCTGGCAGGAACTGGCTGAGGCGTACACCAACGACATGCCTGAGACCCTGACCACAGGTATCGCCATGTTTTTCCGGCAGGTTGCCGATTTGTCCGAAACCTGGGCCAAGCACATTGGCGACGGCAAGGTCGATGACCGTGAGCTGGCCGAGATCCGCCAGTTAGTGTTTCGCGGTATCCAGGGTTTGTTGGGCATGTACAACCGCGCCCGCTACGTCAACCAGACGACTTGTGGGGTGGAACGTGGCTGATATCGCTGACTTCGCAAATGACCTGGTGCAAGAGCGCATAGATCAGGCCGTCGCTGCACGACTGGCACTTATGTCCAACACGGCTCAGCATTCGCTGATGTTCTGTGAAGAATGTGATGGCCCCATCCCCGAGGCCCGTCGTTTGGCTCAGCCCGGTTGCACGCTCTGCATTGAATGCAAGACCTTCGATGATCAGAGGGCTGCCCGTTATGCTCGATGATGTGATCAATCAGTTCGCGGACTATGGTCTTGAGCCCGCTCAACCCTTGGTATTCGGCAAGCTCACCCGCTGCAAAACCACCCAGGACAAAGGCAAGGAAAAAAACGGCTGGTACGTCATTCACGAACACCGCACTGAAAAAAACGAGATGCTAATCTTCGGCAGTTTCGGTGACTGGCGGTCTGGCGATACCCAAAAGATCAAGGTCAAGCCCGGACGCATGAGCCCTGAAGAGCGCGAAGTCATGCGCGCTCGGCAGGAAGATGCCAAGCGTAAGGCCGCCGAGATCGCGGCCAACGCTTCACGCCGAGCGGCCAACCGCGCTGCAGGCTTGTTCAAGCGCATGCCCGAAAAGGGTAAGAGCGGCTATCTGGATCGAAAGCAGATCGTTGGCTTTAAGGTTCGCTATGCGCCACGTACTGGCGCATTTTTGGTGCCCATGTGCAACGTCCGTGACCAGATCGTCGGCCTGCAGGTGATCTTCCCGGCCAAGCAAGAAGACACTGGTCGGGATAAGCAGTACTGGCCGCCCGGCATGTCAAAAGAGGGGGCTTTCCACCTGATTGGCCCCCATCCCGAGCCCGGCGAACCGGTGCTGGTGTGTGAGGGCTACGCCACAGGCGCAAGCCTGCACATGGCGACTTCGCTCACTGTCGCCATCGCCTTCGACGCGGGCAACCTGCTGCCTGTCTCCAAGGCAATGCGCGAGCGTTTTCCCGGCTGTCCGTTGATCATCTGTCGCGATGACGACTGGAAAACCAAGCGCCCCAACGGTGACCCTTGGAACCCAGGCGAAGAGAAGGCCAACAACGCCGCGCTGGTTGTCGGCGGTCAAGTCGTTGCCCCGGTGTTCTCCGGCGAGCGCGAGATCAAGTGGACCGACTTCAACGACCTGCACGTTGCCGAGGGGTTGGAGGCCGTCCGCCGCCAGGTGCTCGCGGTGGTCAAGCCTCCTGCAGCGGGTGGTTGGAAGGACCAACTGGCCCGCACCGAAAACGGCTCCCTGATCGCGCACATGCAAAACGTGGAATTGATCCTTGGTAACGATGAGCGATGGGCTGGCGTCATCAGCTACAGCGCTTTCAGTTCGAAGCTGGTGAAGTTGCGATCTGCACCCTATGGCGGCGGCGCGGGGGACTGGGCTGATATCGATGATGTGCGGGTGATGAAGTGGCTGGCACAGCACTACAACCTTCGCGTGAAGGCGTCCCATGTGATCGAGGCGGTCAGCGTTGTCGCCCACGATCATGCCTTTCATCCGGTGCGTGACTACTTGCAAAAGCTCGAATGGGACCGCGTACCACGGCTCGACACATGGTTGACCGATGTGATGGGTGTTCATCCGAGTGATTACACGACGAAGGTGGGCAAACGTTGGATCTTATCGGCCGTTGCTCGGGTGATGAAGCCGGGTTGCAAGGCTGACTCGGTCATGATTCTGGAGGGCGCCCAGGGGGCTGGTAAGTCCACGGCCATGAGCATTCTGGGAGGCGAGTGGTTTATGGATACGCCGTTTTCTCTGGGTGACAAAGACGGGTTCCAGGCCATTCGCGGCAAGTGGATCGTTGAATTGGGGGAGCTGGATAGCTTCAACAAGGCAGAAAGCACCAAGGCAAAGCAGTTCTTTTCGGCCTCCACAGATACCTACCGCGAGAGCTACGGTCGTCGAACTAACGACGTGCCACGTCAGTGTGTGTTCGTGGGTACCACCAACCAAGATGAATATCTCAAGGACGCCACCGGCAACCGGCGTTATTGGCCTGTCGCTTGTACCAAGGTTGACCTGGCAAAGCTCCGTGAAATTCGCGATCAGCTCTGGGCTGAGGCGATGTTCTGTTATGAGGCTGGAGACATTTGGTGGGTTACGCCTGCGGAGGCGCCGTTGTTTGCCGAGGCGCAGGATCAACGTTTTGTCGTTGATGAATGGGAGGGGCCGATCCTGAGCTGGCTTGAGGATATCCAGATTGGCGAGACCACGTCGGGCAGCGACGTGTTGAGCCAGGCGCTTAGGTTGGACTTGGGGCACTGGGGTAAGCCTGAACAAATCCGTGTCGGCGCGATCATGCACCGACTGGGCTGGCGACGTGTCCGCCTTCCGGCCTTACCGAAAAGCGGTAAACGGCCTTGGGCTTACAAGAAACCCAAGGACTGGGGCAACACCTCGTCACTGCAACATGTTGCTAGCGAGGAACCTTGTTTTGATTAAGCGAATTGATGAAATGCTGAAGCTTTGGGCGGAGGACTTGCACTCTCCAATGAACCCCGACGGTGGTGGAACTGGTGGCGGCAACATGATCGCCATGCTGATGGAGTGCAAGGGAGAACTGATACGCGGGACACGCGGTAGTCGAGTGCTGTTGGACGAGTCAGTGGACATTGAGCTGATCGTCAACAAACACCTGCCACCACAGCTGTCGTTGGTGGTGCGGGAGCACTACTGCAACCACGAGAGCTTTCTGGCTCAGAAGATCACTCACTGTGGCTGCTGTCGTAAAACCTACTATGAGCGTCTACATGAAGCGCATGTGTGCATTGCCGGTTTACTGATGAGGCAGGCTGCATGATACTTGTCGGCATTGTGCGTGACGCTGTCCCACAGTCCTACCTTGTCCCACCAACATTTAATGTGGTGGGACAGCTACAGGCCACGCCGTTAGCGGGCTGTCCCACTGTCCTACCAAAAACCCCATCCCGCGTATGTGAGCGTAGCGTCAATGTGTGCGCGTGCTTCGCGCACGCGTGTTGTTTATTTACTCTCTATATGCGAAGAAAGAGAATAAATAGTAGGACAGTGGGACAGAGCCTTTATTTGCGGGGCTCTCAGCTGTCCCACCTGACTCAATAGCAATGGGACAGGTAGGACAGCGATTAAGGAGCGATAGCCGATTGAAAGTATTGTCCCTGCGTTGTACCTGCGTCATACCTGTATTGCACCCGTATTGCGCCATGGCATTAAAACTCGCTTGCTGCCAGGAAACTCAGCCTGTAAAAAGTACCCATCTTCGATAGGTGCGACCGCAAGCAGCGGGACACACCACCACACTGAACCCGGCCATTGCGCCGGGTTTTTGCGTTTATGGGGTAGGGCGATGACGAACGAGCAGCAAGCGCTTATTGATATGCCGATCTGGATGGTGATCGTGCTGTCCCTGGTCGGCGGCATATCCGGCGAGGCATGGCGAGCCGACAAAGCGGGGGTAAGCGGCTGGTCCTTGATTCGCCGCTTGCTCCTTCGGTCCGGGGCCTGCGTGGTCTGTGGGCTTTCCACCATGATGTTGCTGCACGCTTCGGGCATGTCGGTCCTGGCGGCAGGGAGCATCGGATGCCTCACCGCGATGGCCGGCGCCGATGTCGCGATCGGGCTGTATGAACGCTGGGCCGCCAAGCGGTTGGGCGTGTGCGATGTGCCGCCCTCGGGCAGTGGTCAGGCGTGATGCGCTGGAGGTCACGAAATACGTGGCCTGTAGCGGTTCGCGTCAAAATGGTGCGCCGAAATCGCTGGGGACCCTGGCGGCTTTCGAGGGACACGGGGCATGAAACCCGCGGGAAAGCGTTAGCGTGAGGCCCACCAGCTTACTGAAATTCAATCCATTGAAATTGAAAGGTTTCCATTGAAAAGCCGTTGAAAAGGAGGGCTTATGACAGATCCACTGTTCCTGTCTAAAAGCGCTTTCGCGGTTCGCATCGGCAGGACGCCGAGCTACATCACCTGGCTGAAAGACAACAACCGCCTGGTGCTGTCGCCGGATGGCAAGAAGGTAGACGTGCTGGCAACGGAAGCGCTGATCCTTGAAACCGCCGACCCCAGCAAGGCCGCCGTCGCGGCTCGACACCAACAAGACCGGCTCCAGCGTGACGTTTACAGCCAATTGTCCCCCATGGTCGAGCCGACTAACACGGCTGCGCCGCCGCAGCCTGCTGGCGCGAAGAGCGGGCAACCCGACTTCCAGAAGGCCCGCGCACACCGCGAGTACTACCTGGCCCAGCTGGCCGAAGCCGAGTTTCACAAGGTGCAGGGCTCGCTGGTGGATATGAAAGCGGTAACTTCCGGGGCTTACAACGCCGGACGCATGCTGCGCGATCAGTTGCTCAGCATGCCCCCGCAACTAGCGCCCGAACTGGCGGCGATGTCTGACCCTTGGGAGATTGAGCAGCATCTGACCAAGGCGCTGCGGCTGTCCCTGGAAGAGGCCGAGCGCATGTCTTCGGCTGACCTTGAACGCGATTTGATCACTATGAGTTAACCCCATGCATACGGAAAAACCTGACGGCGCTGAGGTCTACCGTGAGGCGTATTTCCGTGGGCTGCGTCCAGACCCCAGCCTCTGGGTGGACGAGTGGGCCGACGAGTACATGCGCATCCCGCGTGATACAGGCGCCGCCGAGCCTGGTAAATATCGCACCGGGCGAACGCCTTACGCACGCGAGCCGATGCGCTGCTTGTCACCGGCTCACCCGTGCAAGCGTGTGGTCACCATGGTTGCCTCGCAGCTGATGAAAACCCAGATCGCCTTGAACTGGATCGGTGCGTTGATCCACATGGTACCTTCCAACATCCTCACGCTGCTGCCCAGCCTGGGTCTGGCAAAGCGGGTGTCTTCGCGTATCGGTAAGACGATCAAGGCCACCCCGGTGTTGCGCGAACGTGTGGCGGCGAGCCGCTCGCGGGACTCGCGCAACACCATGGACACCAAGGAGTTTGAAGGCGGCTCGCTGTACGTCACCACAGCCGGCTCTGCGGCCAACTTGGCCGAGCTGTCGGCGCGCTACGTGTACGGCGATGAGATTGACCGCTGGGAAGTCGACGTAGGCGAAGAGGGCGACCCCATCGAACTGGCGGAAACGCGGGGCAGTACCTTCGGGCGCAATGCCAAGTTCTACTTCTCCAGTTCGCCGACGATCAAGGGCGCCTCGCGCATCGACGATCTGTTCGAGGGTAGTGACCAGCGTTACTACTACGTGCCGTGCCCAACGTGCGGGCACATGCAAACCCTGGAGTGGGAGCGGCTGCATTACTCCCAGGACTTCAGCGTAGTGCATTACGAGTGCGCTGCGCCTGGCTGCGACGTTCTGATCGAGGAGCATCATAAGGGCGACATGCTCGCTCGTGGTGAGTGGCGTGCCCATGCCAAGGGCGATGGAGAGACGGTCGGCTTCCACCTCAACGCACTGTATTCACCGTTGGGTTGGACAGGCTGGAAGTCGCTGGCGAAGCAATTCGAGAAGGCGAAAAAGGCCCAGGCCAAAGGCGACCTTGAGCCCATGCAGGTGTTCTATAACACCCGTCTGGCTAAGGTGTGGGACAGCGCGCAAGAGCAAACCAAGGCATCGGTGCTGATCGAGCGGGCGCGCCGGGAAGGCTTCTCCCTCGGTGCGATGCCCGCCGCCGTGATGATGATCACGGGCGCTGTCGACGTGCAGGCTGATCGCCTGGAGTTCATGGCAATGGGCTGGGGCGTCGGCATGGAGCGCTGGGTCATCGATCACCGTGTGATCGCGGGCGATCCTTCGGACGAACGCACCTGGGCGGTGCTGGATGAACTGCTGAAAGAGCGGTACCGGCATCCGTGCGGTGTCGGCCTGGGCATTCTCGCGGTTGCGGTCGACTCCGGTGGCCACCACACCGACGAGGTGTACCAGTTCTGCCGTGTGCGGCGCTGGCGCAACATCTTCGCCATCAAGGGCGCGAGCAAACCCGGTAAGCCGGTAATCGCTCAACGGCCGTCCATGGTGGATGTGACCTGGAAGGGCCAGACCGAACGCGGCGGCGCCGAGCTGTGGTTTGTCGGTACCGACACTGCAAAGGACTGGATCTATAACCGCTACCCGTTCGAATCTGGGCCTGGCGCGCTGCACTTTGCCAACGATCTACCGGACGACTTCTTCGCCCAGTGCGTGGCCGAGCGCAAGGTCGCCAAGTACGTGCGGGGTCACAAGCGCATCGAGTGGATTAAGGGCAAGGCCGAGCGCAACGAAGCCCTCGACCTGATGGTGTATTGCCTGGCGATGGCGCATTACCTCGGCATCAACCGGTATCAGGAACACGACTGGGACCGAGTGCGTAACTCGCTGGCCCAGGCCGGCTTGTTCGATGAAAAGGTAGTTGCTGCTGAGCGTGTCACGGTTTCCGCACAGGCTCCCGCGACACCGCAAGTGACGCCGCAACCCGTTGCCCCTGTCGCCCAACCGCGACCCGCTGCACCCCCACAACGTCGCAGCTCCACCAGCGGTTACTTGAAGAGACGCTGAATCAAGAAGAGAGGCCTACGAGAGGGCTGATTAACTTTGCACCAAGACCTAGCACTTCAGAAACCAATGAGCGCATTGTTTCCCGGCCTTCCTCTTTTGCCGCTTTGCTCAACCGGTCTCCGAAGGAAGGGCCTCCATCGACACTGGATGGTGTGCGTTTCAGGATCTCAAGCCCCTTAGCGGTTAGTACGGCGTACCGGAGGTAACTCAGTTTTTCCTCCCGGCAGTGGATGTAGCCAGACATCACAAGCCATTTAGCTGTAGCAGAAAAAATGCGTATCTCTTTATCGATATCACCGACTTCACCTGTGTCTAGGTCAATGGGTTCTTGCTCCACGAATTCACGCGGGATTATTTCTGTTGGTACCGGAAAGCTTTGATAGAGATAGGCAAAAATCTGTCCAGTGTACTCATCAAACCGCTTGATATTTTGGGTAGTCACTTCAAATCAACTCCTTTTGGTCACGTTTTTCAGAATATCTAGAACGTTGACTCAGCGCCATCACGTTTAAGGTGTCCACAAATGTCATTTACTCCCAAGCACCTCGAAGCAATCGAGCGCGCCATCGCACGTGGTGAAAAAACCGTGCGCTACAGCGACCGCACGGTGGAATACCGATCCATCGACGAACTGCTCAAGGCTCGCGACGAGATCCGCACGTCACTGACCAACGCTGCCGGACCTCGCTCTCGTGTGGTTCGGCTCATGCATGGAGGCAAAGGACTCTAATGGCACGACACTATCCGACGCTGACCCGTAATGGATTCTTGCTGCCGTCGAACATCAAGGCCAGTTACGAAGGCGCGGGTGAGGGCCGACGCTCGGCCAGTTGGGAAGCCACCGACAACGGCATCAACAGCATCAACACTCCGGCCCTGCGTAACTTGCGGGCGCGTTCACGGGCGGCGGTGCGCAATGACCCGTACGCCTTCAATGTCATCGACAAGCGCGTCAGCAACCTCATCGGCACCGGCATCACGCCCAGGCCGACCACGGATGACGCGGCACTGCGCAAACTCCAGCAGCAGTTGTGGGACGACTGGGTTGACGAAGCGGACGCCGATGAGCTGACCGACTTCTACGGCATGCAGACCCTGGTAGCGCGCACCGTTGAAACGGCCGGAGAGTGCTTCGTGCGGTTGCGGCCGCGCAGCCTCAGTGAGGGCTTAGCGGTGCCGCTGCAGCTGCAGGCGCTGGCACCTGAGTTTGTCCCGCACGACAAGTTCGAAACGGCCAAAAACGGCAACGTGATTCGCGCCGGGATCGAGTTCAACCCGGCCGGCAAGCGCGTGGCGTATTGGATGTACCTCTCGCATCCACGCGATTCCTCGTCGTTCAACGCCGGTTACAACCAGTTGGTGCGGGTACCGGCGGCGCAGGTGCTGCATATCTTCGAACCGATGGAGCCAGGGCAACTGCGCGGCGTACCGCGCTTGTCCCCGGTGTTGAAACGCCTGCGAAGTCTGGATAACTACGATGACGCGGTGTTGTTCCGCCAGGAGGTAGCGAACCTTTTTGCCGGATTCATCAAGCGTCCTGCACCTGAGGCCGGACCGCAAGCGCGCAACCCGGTGACCGGAGAGCTGCTGGTCACAGACCGCGACGGCTTCACCCCAATGGTCGCGCTGGAGCCTGGCACCATGCAGGAGCTGGGACCAGGTGAAGAGGTGGAATTCTCCAAGCCACCGGACGCCGGCAACAACTACCCGGACTTCATGCGGCAGCAACTGATGGCGGCGGCGGCGGGTTCGGGTACGCCGTACGAGATCCTTACCGGTGATATGCGCGAGGTCAACGACCGGGCACTGCGGGTGGTGCTCAACGAGTTCCGGCGACGCCTGGAGCAGCTGCAATTCGGCGTGTACGTGCATCAGCTCTGTCGCCCGGTGCGTGCCGCCTGGATGGACATGGCAGTGCTGTCCGGCGCACTGGTGCTGGAGGACTACGCGCAACGTCGGCGGGAATACCTGCGTACACGTTGGGTGCCTCAAGGCTGGGCCTACATTCAGCCGGTGCAGGACGTACAGGCGCGGCAGATGGAAGTACGAGCGGGCTTTGCCTCGCGTAGCGAGATGGTGCTGCGTACCGGCTACGACGCGGAAACGGTCGACACGGAAAACGCCGCTGATCTCGCCAGGGCCACGGACCTTGGACTCAATTATTCGACTCTTGAAGCCATCGAGGTAATCGATGACAAGGAACAACCATGAGCAAAAAAACGAAACCCCGTGTTTATGACAAGGCCGGTAAGCAGGTCAAGGTCGCCGATAAGAGCTGGTATACCTTCCAGGCCAGCGGAGAGGCTGAGCAACGCAGCATCGAGATCTTTGTTTACGGCGAGATCGGCGCCTGGGGCGTTACCGCCAATCAGTTCGTGCAGGATCTGCGCGCCATGGATGACGGGGTGTCGCCTGTGACCGTTGCGTTCAACAGCATCGGCGGCGATCTGTTCGACGGCTTGGCGATCCATAACGCATTGTCGCGACTGGGCGAGCGCTGTACCGGGCGCATTGATGCCCTGGCGGCCAGCGCGGCCAGTGTCGCAGTGTGCGGCGCTCACCGAGTGGTGATCGCAGCCAATGCCATGTTGATGATCCACAACCCCTACACCTTTACCGGTGGTGATGCCGAGGACTTCCGGCGTGTCGCCGACGTGCTGGACCAGACCCTGGAAGCGATCATCGCGGCCTACAAGGCCAAGGCGCCGGACATCGACGAAGCCGAGCTGCGGCGCATGGTCAATGCTGAAACCTGGCTCACGGCCAACGAAGCGGTGGCACTGGGCCTGGCTGATGAAGTCGGCGATGGCCTCAAGGTTAGCGCCTGTCTTGGACAGGGCAGTGTGTTGCAGCGTTTTCAGAATGCACCGGCCGAACTGCTCGCCCAGCTGGACGAAGAGCCGGAAGTCGAACCGCCGGAACCAGATCCAGCGCCCGTATTTGACGCGGCCAAGTTGGCGCTGATGGTCACGCAAGGTTGCGCAGCGGCGGGCATCAGCAACCTGGTGGACCCCATTCTCGCTGTGACGAAGTTGGAAAGCGAAGCCGTGATCCAGGCCGCGCTGACCAAGGCCAAAGCCCTGCACGGTCTGTGCGTAGCAGCACGATTGCCAGAGCTGACCGGCGAGTTCATCAGCGCTGGACTCGACGAAGCGGCAGTCCGCGCGCGGTTGTTTGACAAGCTGGTGGGCAGCGGTGGCGGCTTTGAAATCAACAACAGCCTGCCGCTGGACGATGACCCACCTGCAACGATCAAGGCCAAACAGGTCGACACTCACTCAATCTGGGCCACCCGTCAGGCGGCACATAACGGAACCTCTAAAGGAGCAAGAGCATGAAAATCGAATCGATGCACGCGGGCGAGTTCCTGCTGTCCGAAGGCGCTGGCAACATTTCCCGCGAAGCGATCAACGTCGCCGCTGGTGCCGCCTTGGAGCCTGGCCAGATTCTGGGCCTGGTCACACTTACCGGCGAGTTCGCCCCGTATAAGCCGACCGCCGAAGACGGCACCGAAAACGCCGTCGCGATCCTGTACGGACCGCTGGGGGAGTCGGATGTGCCACGTCGCGGTCGCGCCATCGTGCGGCTGGCCGAGGTCAGTGAGGCGCATTTGACCGGCCTTGATCCTGCTGCTGAAAAGGCCCTGGCTACCCATTTCGTGATCGTCCGCTAAAACGTTCACCCCCCTTTTGTTCATCCCGCTATGTGCGGGATTTTTCGTTTCTGGAGAGTACCCATGGCCGATATCGCCATTTTTGAAGACGATGCGTTTAGCGTCTCCTCGCTGACCGCTGCAATCAATGACCAGGAATACCTGCCAGGCCGCATCAGCAGCCTGGGACTGTTTCGCGAAGAAGGCATCAGCACGCTGACCGTGCAGATCGAGAAGGACGGCGACACCCTGGCGCTGGTGCCAGCGGGCGAGCGCGGTACCTCAGGCCTGGTGGTTGGCGGTACTAAGCGTCAACTGATCCCGTTCAACACCGTCCACTTGCCGGAACGCTTCACCATCAAGGCCGACGAGATCCAAGGCATCCGCGCCTTCGGTACCCGTAGTGAGTTGCAGGCCGTGCAGGACGTCGTCAACAAGCGCCTGGCGAAAGCGCGCCGCCAGTTGGATGCCACCCACGAGTTCCAGCGCATGGGCGCGTTGAACGGCCAGGTACTGGACGCCGATGGCAAGACGGTCCTGTTGGACATTTATAAATCATTCGGAGTGAATCGCCAGAAGCTTCAGATGGGCTTAAACAGTCCAGACACCGAGCTGCGGATAAAATGCGGCGAAGCGTTGGACATGCAGGAGGAAGCCCTCGGCAGCGTCACCAGCAGCGGCTCCCGCGCGATGTGCGGCAAGAACTTCTGGAACAAGCTCATCGTGCATAAATCGGTCAAGGAGACCTACCTCAACACCTTGCAGGCCGCGTCCCTGCGTGGCGATGCCCGTGAAAGCTTCGAGTTCGGCGGGATCGTCTGGGAGCGCTATCGCGGCAAGGTGGCGGGTGTTTCGTTCGTCCACGACGACAAGGCCCTGCTGATCCCTGAAGGCGTGCCGGATCTGTACATCTCGTCCTTCGCGCCGGCCGACTACATGGAAACGGTGAACACACAGGGCATTCCGTACTACAGCAAGATTGAGCCGCTGCCATTTAACAAAGGTGTGGCCGGTGAAGCGCAGTCCAACCCGCTGCATCTGTGCACTCGGCCCCGCGCGCAGATCCTGCTGGAGATGTGATCGTGGCCTTCCGCGATCTGATCGACGACATCGACGAACTGGTCTTCGAAACACTGGGCGATAGCGCACGGATCGAAGGCCGCGAAGAGCCGGTGCTTGGTATGTTTGCCGCGCCCTGGTTGCAACCGAAGCTCGGCAAGCTCAACACCGGCTTGCGTGAGCCTCGGTTTGAGATCCGCGTCAGCGATTCGGAAGGCTTGAAACGCGGGCTGCTGGTCAGCGTCGACTTGCCCGCTTTGGACGGCGGCGGCGATTACGACCTGCTGCAGCTGGAACCGAGCGGCGACGGCCTGGTTGCCTTGATCTTGAGGTTACGCCCATGAGCGTCGGTAGCCATTTCAAACCTTCGGCCGGTGGCGGGATGATCTCCATCCAGTCATCGGCCACAGATCTGCAAGCGTTTCAGGACTTCGCCAAATTGGTACCCAAGGCGGCTGCAACAGCGCATCGGCGCGCTATCAACAAGACGTTGGGCTGGCTGCGTACGCACATTGCCCGGGCCGTCAGCCGGCAGGAACGCATTGCCGTCGCGGCGGTGCGTCAGCGGTTGCGTAGTTACCCGGTGTCCGGTGGGGCTGCAAGCGGCAAGCTGTGGTTCGGTTTGAATGCCATCGAATCCAGCCGGATCGGCCGGGCGCGGCAAACCGGCAGCGGCGTGTCGGTGGCGGGACGGCGTTACCAGGGCGCGTTTCTCAAGAAGGTCTACGGCAACAAGCCAGACATCTGGATTCGCACGGCGAGCAAACACTTCAATGCCGATGATTATCCCGACAGCACCGTGTCACCGGGTCGTGGGCCGAGTTCGGGGTGGGTCGCGGAGAACGGTAGCCGCTTTCCGTTAGCCAAGGCCAAAGTGTCTCTGGAACAAGCCCGCCCTCACTTTGAGAGCTGGGTAAAAAAGGCCGATGAACGCTTGCTGGAGATCTTGAAACAGGAACTCAACTTTGAGCTGCAGAAGCACCTCAAGAGGATCGGGTAATGGCTGACGAACCTTTTAGCCTGGACCAGCTTTACCAGGCGGTCGAGCAACACCTGGTGAGCCATCTGCCAGGGGTTCAGACGGTAAGTGCCTGGCCGAACATTCAGGATCGCATTGCTTTACCGGCAGTGTTTCTGGAGCTGGCCGAGATTGAGCCCGGTACCGATATCGGCACGGGCGAAACCACTTTGGTTTGCAAGTTCGAGGCGCGCATCATCGTTGACCCAATCTATCCCCTACATCAGCAACAGGCGGTGCACTTGGCGACTCAACTCGCCGTTCTGCTGCGTGCTCAGACCTGGGGGCTGGAGGTCGAGCCTGCTGAGTTCGTTCAGGCCCTGCAGGATTGGACGCAACCAGCGTTGGATGGTTACACCGTGTGGCTGGTGGAATGGACGCAGCAGGTGTACCTCGGCCCTGAAGAGTGGCTTTGGCCCGATCAGCCTCCCGGCATGCTGTTGTTTGGTTTCAATAACGATGTCAAAGAGGACTTTGTGCCAGCGGAGGACGTTTGAGCGGCTATGCCAGCGCCCAACATGACCGCATGCTCGCGGGCCTGGTCAAGGCTTGTTATGTGGTGGCGGTCGACTTGGCTGCATCTCCGCCGGTATGTCGGGTTTCGGACGGCGAATGGACTAGCGCCTGGGTGCGTTGGCACAGCATCGCTGCCGGCAAGGCCAGGCATTGGAGGGCTCCGTCTCTGGGCGAGCAGGGGACATTGGTCAGTGCCAGCGGTGATGTGGCACAAGGCACCTTCATCCCCGGTCTGTATGGTAATGCAGGCCATCCGCCGGATAACCGCGATCATGTGGAAGTCTGGCGGTTTGATGATGGCGGCTCTCTGATTTACGACTGGCAGGCCAAGAGCTACAGCATCAATCTGCCCAGCGGCATGGTGACCATCAAAGTCGCCAGCACCGAGGCGGTCATCACGGACAGCGCTGTGCATGTGACCACCGGCAACATCAACTTCAAAGCGGCGGTGACCATCGACGGGGCGTTACACGTTACGAACGGCATCACCAGTGCCGGCGCGATTATTGACGCGGGTGGCAACAGCAACCACCACACGCATTAATCTCAACTTACAAGAGCCCACCCAGTGTGGGCTTTTTCATATCTGGAGTTTGCCTTATGAGTAAGTCAAGGGTTGACGGCGATTCTGCCGCCGTCAGTGAAGTTATTGCAGTGCCGGGATTGAAAGCAGCGCCGGTGGCTCTTCCTGTTCCTTCTGGCTCGGTTGAATCCATCGGCCCCGCGCGCGTTTTTCGCGACAAGGTTTTTACTTCGCGCACCTTGATCATGCCAAGCGGCAGTCAGCTGCCTGTGGTTGCCAGTCGTGTTACCGCTTGCGGCGATGATCAATATGCGTTTTTGAAAGCGCATCCAGAGCTGGAGCAATTGCAGGAGTAATTCAATGATCGGAATGGACCGCCATACCGGTCTGCCCATTTCCGGCATCGCGCATTTGCGCCAAAGCGTACCCGATATTTTGGGCACGCCATTGGGCAGTCGCCGGCATCGGCCGGACTACGGCAGCCATCTTCGGCGGTTTGTTGACTTGCCCGTTAACGAAGGCTGGAAAAGCGCGGTACAGGCCGAGGTCGCTCGCGCCTTGGGGCGCTTTGAGCCGCGCTTGAAACTGGATCAGGTGCGAGTCATTTCCGTTGTCGGCGGGCAAATCAACCTGAAAGTCGTCGGTCAGTACTTGGGCGATGGCGTCACGCTGGAGGTGGCCGTATGAGTATCGTGGATCTGTCGTCGTTGCCGGCGCCGACCGTGTTGGAGCCGCTGGACTTCGAAGAGGTTTATCAGGAAGGGCTGGCGGTGTTTCGCGGTTATATGGGCGGCAACTGGACTGCCGCGCTTGAAAGCGATCCGGTGGTCAAGGTGCTGGAGGTTGGTGCGTACATCAAGGTTGGCAACCGTGCCCGGGTTAATGACGCTGGCAAAGCGGTATTGCTGGCACACGCCATACGCGGCGACCTCGATCACCTGGGGGCCAACGTCAATCTAAAGCGCCTGGTCATTCAGGCCGAGGATCTGCTGGCGGTGCCACCTGTGCCTGAGGTCATGGAGGATGACGACCCGTTTCGTGAGCGCATCCAGTTGGCCTATGAGGGGTTGACTACGGCTGGCCCGCGAAACAGCTACATCCTGCATGCGCGTAACGCCTCGGGGTTGGTAGCGGATGCCACAGCCGAAAGTCCGGCGCCTTGTTACGTTACCGTCACGGTGCTGGGTTTGGAGGGGCAGGGCGTGGCGCCACCGGAGCTGCTGGCCACGGTAGCCGCTGCACTGAATGACGACAATGTGAGGCCGGTGTGTGATCGGGTGACAGTGCAGAGCGCCCAGGTGATCCCCTACCAAATTCAGGCAATTCTGCACATGACCGGCGCCGGTCCCGAAGCGGATGCCAGTTTGGCCGAGGCAAAGAGTCGGTTGGCGGCCTGGATCAACCCGCGCAAACGGCTGGGCGTTGAGGTCGCACGCTCCGGCGTAGACGCTCAGTTGCACGTTGCCGGCGTTTCCCGGGTTGAGCTAGTCGGCTGGCAGGACTTGTCCCCGACCAAGGCTCAGGCGGCGTTCTGCACGGGCTACACCGTGACGCTGGCGGGCTGATATGAAAAGCCTACTGCCGATCAACAGTACGCAACTGGAACGCGCCATGGAGGCGACGTTTTTTGAGAAAACGATTGTCCCGCTGCGCGACCTCTACAACGCGGATACCTGCCCGGTGCATTTGCTGCCGCACCTGGCCTGGGCGTGGTCGGTGGATCGCTGGGACTACCGATGGCCCGAGGCGGTCAAGCGGGCGGCCATTAAGGCCTCTTACTACATCCATGCCCACAAGGGGACCATTGGCGCGTTGCGCCGCGTGGTTGAGCCCTTGGGCTACCTGATCGAGATTATCGAATGGTTCAACATGAGGCCCGAAGGCGTACCAGGCACCTTTGCGCTGAAGGTCGGTGTTCTCGACACCGGTATCACCGAGGAAATGTATCAGGAGCTGGAGCGGCTGATTGATGACGCCAAGCCCGTCAGCCGGAAACTGACGGGGCTGGCCATCAGCCTGGAAACCACCGGTGGCATCAACGTGTTTGCCGGTGTGTATGACGGCGACGAGATTGATGTTTATCCGCCTGTATTGCAGGACATTGAAGTCACAGGCGTTATCGGTAGCGCAGGGCGTGAGCATTCCATTGACGCGCTGGATATTTACCCGCCTTCAACCGGCGTTATCTCGGTTGACTGCGTTACCGGGGTATCTGCCCGCGAACATTCCATAGACTTTTTGGACGTATACCCATGATTGATGCCAATTCAAAGTTCTACGCCATCCTGACTGCGGCCGGGGAGGCCAAGCAGGTCAAGGCCGATGCAGGTTTGCTGACGTGGAAAATCACCCACATGGCGGTGGGTGATGCCAATGGCCTCGATCCATTGCCAGACCGCATGCAAAAGGTGTTGATCAACGAGCGGCGCCGCGCTCCTTTGAACTCACTGGCGCCCGATCCTGCTAACCCGGCCATCTTGGTCGCCGAGCAGGTTATTCCTGCCGACGAGGGCGGTTTTTGGGTGCGGGAGCTGGGGCTGTTTGATGCAGACGGTGACCTGGTGGCCATTGCCAACTGTGCCCCTAGCTTCAAGCCCAAGCTTTCCCAAGGCTCAGGGCGCACGCAAACGCTGCGCATGAATTTTGTGGTGAGCAGCGCAAGTAACATCGTGCTGACCATTGACCCGGCCGTGGTCCTGGCGACACGCAAATACGTCGACGATTCGGTCAGCAATGCAGTCAACCGGTTGGACACCAAGCAATCGGTGTTGGTGGCCACGACGGGGCCAATGGTGCTGGCCGGTGTGCAAGTGATTGATGGCTTGGCCGCTCCCGCTGGCTCTCGCGTATTGGTGAAAAATCAAGACCAGCCTAAGGATAACGGCCTGTACCTGGTCAGCGCTGATAGTTGGGTTCGCACTGTCGACGCCGATACCAGCGACAAGGTGACGCCGGCATTGCTGGTCAGCGTTGAGCGAGGCACGGTCAATGCTGACACTCAGTGGCAGTTAGTGACGGATGCGCCAATTGTGCTGGGCACTACCGCGTTGAGCTTTCGTAACATCCTGGCTGGCTTGATGGGCAATTTTGCCGGTAGCCGCACCGTGGCGCAGAGTCGCGCCCTGACAGTTGATGAACGGGGGATGCGTATTGAGTTGGCGGCAGGGGTGGTGGCCACGTTGCCGCTGACTACTTCTGTGCCAGAAGGCACGGCCTATTTGCTGTCAGCGGGTCCGACGTCGACCACCTCTAAACTCACTACGGCCAATGGCGATCAGTTCGCCATGAACAACCTCGCGGTGCCGACCCCTTACACGTTCTCGCCAGGCGGCGACGTGATTGTGGTTCGCGAGGGCAGCGTCTGGCGTGGGCACTGCGGCAGTGAAACGCTGAAGACTTCAAAGATGTTCAGCGCTTCGCTGGCAACGCCTGGGTACCAGTTTCTGCCAAGTGGTTTGATTGAGCAATGGGGGGAAATCACCACGACGGGGGCTAACGAACCGGTCACGGTGACTTTTCCGCTGGCGTTCCCCACTGCGTGTTTTCACTTCATCGCGGCCGCCTCTAGTAGTCCGGTAGGGTACGTGGGGGGGGAGGCGCGAGGTAAAGAGCGGGGTGTAGTCACCAGCTCAGCAACCGTGCCACAAGTCTTGTACTGGCGCGCACTCGGAAAATAAGGATGGCACCATGCTTTATTACTCAGCCCAAACCGGCGGCTTTTACGACGATGAAATTCACCGGTCGATACCAGCCGATGCAGTCAACATTACGCAGGATCAGCACACGGCGTTGTTAACAGGGGAGGCAGCGGGCCGGATAATTTTTGCCGGTGAAAAGGGCTTCCCGGTCTTGGTCGATCCTGAGCCGCTTTCTGACGAAGCTTTGAGTGCGCAGGCAAGGCAATGGCGAGATAGCGAGATTGATAGCCTCAAATGGTTGCGCGAGCGTCACCGTGATGAAGTCGACGCGGGCCGTGCCACAACCTTGACCGCCGCTCAGTCCGGCGAATTGATTGATTACGTTCAACAGTTGCGCGACTGGCCAGCCGTTGAAGGGTTTCCGGCGAGCAAGACCAAGCCGCTACGGCCCAACTGGATCGACCAGCAAACTCAATAACGCCCCGCCTTGTCGGGGCGTTTTGTTTTCCCGTTACGCGTAACACAAACACCCCTCCCAGCCTCGCTTAAGCGGGGCTTTTTCGTTCTTGGAGATTGAACGATATGAGTTTCTATCACGGCGTCACCACGACTTCGGTTGATACCGGCGCACGCACTATCTCGCTGCCCTCGTCGTCGATCATTGGGTTGTGCAGCACCTTCACCCCGGGCGTCCTCGGCGGCGGCACCGCCAAGGCCGGCGAGCTGAAGTTGATCACCACCGAGCGCGAAGCCATTGCCGCCTTCGGCGCTGACTCGGCTATTACCAAGGCCTGTAAGGCGATCTATGCCAAAGCCAAGGCGGTGATCGTGGCCATCGGCGTGCCGAAGATGGAAGACGCGGCGCTGCAAACCTCGGCGATCATTGGTGGCGTTCTGGTCTCTGGTCAGCGTACCGGCTTGCAAGCTTTGCTCGATGGCAAAAGTCTGTTCAACGCGCAGCCGCGGCTGCTGATCGCGCCAGGCCACACGGCCACTCAGGCGGTGGCCACCGCGCTCGATAGCCTGGCGCAGAAGCTGCGCGCTATCGGCATTATCGACGGGCCTGGCACCACGGACGAGGCCGCCATGGCCTACGCGAAAAACTTCGGCAGCCGTAACCTGTTCATGGTTGACCCTGGTGTGCAGTACTGGGACACCGAACTCAGCAAGACCGTGGATGCCCCGGGTTCAGCTTGGGCCGCTGGTTTGTTTGCCTGGACCGATGCGGAGTACGGCTTTTGGGCCTCGCCGTCGAACAAGGAATTTACCGGCATCACCGGCACGACCCGGGCTGTGGAGTATCTGGACGGTGACGCGACGTGCCGGGCCAACCTGCTGAACAACGCCAATATCACGACGATCATCCGCGACGACGGTTATCGCTTGTGGGGTAACCGCACGCTGTCGAGCGATCCGAAATGGGCGTTCGTCACCCGCGTTCGTACGCTGTTTATCCTCATGGATGCGGTGCAGGCCGGCCACAAGTGGGCCGTAGACCGCTCGATCACCAAGACCTACGTAACGGATGTCACCAATGGCCTGGAAGCGTTCATGCGCGACCTCAAGGCCCAAGGCGCAATTATCAACTTCGAAGTATTCCCGGACACCGAGCTGAACACGGCCAGCCAAATTGCCCAGGGCAAGGTGTATTGGCGCATCCGTTTTACCGACGTGCCGCCGGCTGAAAACCCGAATTTCCTTTTCGAAGTCACCGATCAGTGGATGACCGAAGTTCTTGAAGCAGCCTAAGGGGCACAGTGAATGATTCCTCAAACTTTGTATAACACGAACCTGTTTGTTGACGGCGTTAACTTTTCCGGTGACGTGCCCAGCTTGACGCTGCCCAAGCTGACCAGCAAGACCGACGAGTATCGCGGTGGCGGTATGGCCGGTGCCATTGAGATGGACCAAGGCCTGGAAAAAATGGAAGCGTCCTTTATTACCAAGGGCGTTCGCCGTGAGTCGCTGAAGTACTTCGGCCTTGCCGATGGCACCGCTTTCAATTCGACGTTCCGGGGCGCCTTCAGGGGGCAAAAAGGTGCAGTGACGGCGGTTATCGCCACCTTGCGTGGTCGGCTCAAAGAGGTCGACCCGGGCGACTGGAAAGCGGGTGATTCGGCCGAGATCAAACACGCCATCGCGGTTGCTTACTACAAGCTCGAAATCGACGGGCGCCTCATGTACGAAATCGACATGGTCGCTGGTGTTCAGGTGATCGACGGCAAAGACCAACTCCTCGAAGTGCGCACCGCGCTCGGCCTGTAAGGAATCAATCCAGATGAATCACGTAGACGTTAATAAATTGCCGGATTGGCTGAAGATCACCGCAGAGTCCGCTGTCGTGACACTTTCGCGGCCGAGTGATGCCAATGGGATCAAGGTCGATACATTGACCTTGCGCGGCCCTACGGTGCGCGAAGTGCGGGCGGCTGACCGCGCCTCGAATGGTGATGCCGAGCAGCGCGAAATGATGTTGTTCGCGGGCTTGGCAGAGTTGGGCGTCAAGGATCTTGAAGGCCTGAAACTGGTGGACTATCGCCGCGTTCAGTCGGGCTATTCGCATTTGGTCCCTGATACTGATTATTCAAATTCGATGCCGGCCTGGTTGTCGATCACCACCGATAACGTGCAGGTCACGTTGTCGTGCCCGACCGTAATCAACGGCGTGACCGTCGACAAGTTGACCCTGCGCTCGCCAACCGTTCGCGACGTTCGTTCGGCGAACCGTGAAGCGGGTGGCGATGCCGAGCAGCGCGAGCTGGTGTTGTTTGCCGAGCTGGCCGGTGCGCCGCTCGCAGACCTGGAGGGCCTGAAGCTGGTGGATTTTAACCGCCTGCAGGCCGGCTATTTTCGCATGGACCAAGACGACGGGATTTAACCCCGGCGTTATAAAAATGGCGGCGAAGCGTCTGGCGGCGGAGACCGGATTTTCCGCCGCTGAGATTCAGTCGATGCCGTTTGCTGATATGGTTTGGTGGCTCACGGATTGAGCCTCTTTCGGTGAGGCTGTGCAAATGGGGGCCATGACATGGCGAACAAAATCGCTCTCGGGCTGGTCATCGGCGGCGCCGTCAGCTCGACTGTCGGCGCTGCGTTCAAAGATGTAACGGGGCGCATCAAGCGTCTTGAGGCGGAAGGTAACAAGGCGCGCGTTCTGCAGCGCACTATCGGCGACACCATTCGCTTGCGCGAGGAATGGAAGAAAGCCCACGACAGCGGCTCTGCTGGGGCGTCGAAGTTGCTGGGTCGGTTGAATTCAAATCTGGACATGCTTAAAAAGCAGGGTATTGAAGTCGGCCGGCTAGAGAAGGCCTATCGGTCCCTGGGGCAGACCGCGAACAAGGCAGAGCTTAAAGCCAAAGGACACCAGCAAATTAATGCCGGCAAGGACGGCATGAAAAGCGCGGTCGGCGCGGCTGTCGTCGGGGTCGGTATGCTGGCAATTCCGACGAAGGTGAGCGCTGACTTCGGTGCCATTGTTCGTGATATTGCGATCAAGGCTGGCATTGCCAACAAGCCGCAAGAGCAGGAGGTTTCGCGAAAAATCATTGATACGTCGCGCGACACCGGCATGGCACGTAACGAAGTCGCCGATGTGGTCAATCAGTTGGTCGGCGCCGGTATGGATTTGAGCAAGGCGTTGGAATATGCGCCGGTCGCGGCCAAGTTCGTTGTGGGGCAGGGATCAAGTGGCGTAGACACGGCCAAGATGATCAACGCCTTGGGGCAAAACGCCAAGATCACCGACCCCAAGCAGATGCAGCAAGCGCTGGAGGCGATTGCCTATCAAGGGCAGGCGGGCAGCTTTGAAGCCGCCGACATGGCCAAGTGGTTCCCTGAGCTTTTGGCCAACATGGGTAGCCTGGGTATCACTGGCATGGATGCGGTGACCCAGTTGGGCGCCATGCTGCAAGTGCAGATGAAGTCTGCCGGCGGCGCCGATGAGGCGGCGAACAACCTCAAGAACTGGATGGGAAAAATAGGCTCGACCGACACGGTCAAAGCCTACCAAAACGCTGGCATTGACTATAAGGGCTCGATGCAAACCGGTTTGCAGAACGGTATGTCCACGCTGGAAACCAGCATGGCGTTAGCTCAGAAGTACATTCAGGCTACCGATCCGAAGCGTGCGGCGGCGATGGCCGAGGCAACGGCAAAGATCAGCAAGGAATCTGATCCGGAGAAAGCCAAGGCCATGATGGCCTCGCTGGAAGAGTCATTGCGCACCGGCGACCTGTTCGCCGACATGCAGGTGAAGGCTGCGCTTTCCGCTTACATGCAGAACAAGGCGCTGTATAGCCAGCTCAAAAACGATTCGCGCGATGCAACCGGCATCCTCGACAAAAACCTCAGCGAGCGCCGCGAGTCGTCGTCACAAAAGTGGGCCGAGATGGCCCAGTCGATGGACGACGCAATGCGCAGCGTTGGGGACGCGCTACGCCCTGTCACGGATACCGTGGCCGAGACGCTCACCAAAGTCACCAAAGGGATTACTTCGCTGTCAGACAGCACCCCTGGGGTGGTAACGGGGATCGTCGCGGTTGGTGGAGGCCTTGTTGCGTTAAAGGGTTTGCTCAGTTCGTTCAAGATCGCTAAAGGGTTGCTCAACCTCGCGCGGGGCTCGCTGGGCGGAAAGTCTGGTGAAGTGCAAAAAGTCTTCGTCACCAACGCCAAGGATGGCGACGGCGAGGGCAGTGGGAAAGGCGCAGAGCCCAAGGGCAAGGCCGGTAACGCGCTGTCGCTGGTTGAAACAGGGCTTAAGGCGGTGGCCGCTTTCAAAGGGGAGCCCGCCGATGGTGACGACGATAGCGAGGGTAAAGACGACAAGAAGCCGGGCAAGTTCGACTTGGTCGCGACTGGCCTTAAGGTGGTTTCGCTAGCGCAGGAGGCGGTGTCTGGCGGCGACGAAGGCGCTGAAGGTGGTGCTGCGGGTGGAGGCGACGACGGCGTCAAAAGGGTTTTCGTTGTAAATGCGAGTGATATAGGCGCAGGTGCTGGAGGGGCCGGCGAAGCACGTCGACGTGGTCGCGGTGCAAGGCGCACGCCTTCGCGTCGTAGGCCGAGACCACCTCGGGCGGGCGCCCCACCGCGTCCGCCCATGCCAAGGCCGGGACCGCCAGTCCCTCGGCCGCCTGGTCCGAATCCGCTCCCACCGAGACCGCCTGTGCCTCGGCCGCCTGTGCCTCGGCCGCCTGTGCCGAGTCCGCTCCCGCCAAGACCGCCAGTGCCCCGGCCACCTGTGCCGATTCCACCGGTTCCGCCGGTACCGGTTCCCAGCGGGGCGTTGGCCAAGTTAAGTGGCGTTGTGCAGGTGGCCGGCAAAGTCGGCAAAGCCGCCAAGATGATACCGGGCGCCTCGGTGATGGAAGCCGGCGCGATGGCGTTCGACACCTTTGAGAATGCTACGACCCAGGACGAAAAGGCTGAAGGTTATGGTGCGGCCGCTGGCAATTTGGCAGGCGCCATGGCCGGTGCTGCGGCGGGGGCCGCCATTGGTTCAGTGGTGCCGATTATTGGTACTGCCATCGGCAGTTTGATTGGCGCTTATGTCGGCAGTCAGGGTGGCTCGGTGTTGGGTGGCTCCTTGGGCAAGTCGCTGTTTGGTGGCGATGATGAAAAGCCCGAGGAAAAACCGGAAGCCAAGCCAGCGCCACTGATCACACCATTACTGATGGGGCCGCGCCCTGGTCCGGCGGTTCCCAGCCAGGCCACCTTGGCCCAGCCGCTCAGTCGGTCGGCCGATCAGGACAAGGCGAACGGTTCCGGCGCGTTGCTGATGGCTCATGCACCAGCCCCGCAAGGCCCGGCGCTGGGCGACGTCGCGCGCGCAATGGCTGTACAGGCACCGGTTAAGCCGGCGTCCGTGGCCATTGAGCCCAAGGCGCCGGAAAAGCCGGTCCCGGCCAAAGTGGATCAGCAGTTTCAGTACTCGCTGAACATGCCAGTCACGGTGCAGGGGGATGTCAAAGACCCACAACGCTTGGCACAGGATCTGATGCCGCACATGCAGCGGATGATGGCCGATGCGGCTAAACAGAACGCGACCAAGCTATATGACGAACCTCACTTATAAGGGGGCCTTATGGCCTATATGGAACAGTTGCAATCGGGCCTCAAGTACCTGGTTGATGCGGGTGAGGCGGGGCGGCGCAGTGTTGACGGCATGCTCGGGCCGGTTAACGGTGCAATCAGTGAAATAACCGGCGCCGCGTCCGAACTGGAAAGCATCCCGTTTGTGGGGCCAGCCATCGGGGCCAAACTGCAAAGGGTCATGCGCGGGGTGAATGCCGCGCAGGCCAAGGTCGGCCAGGTGGCGGCGGTGTACGGGCGTGCCACGCGTGCCGCCGCCGAGGTACAGGAACGACTGGGCACGCTGAAGGAGCAAGCGGGCAAAGCGGCCACGGCGATCAACAACATTGCCGGCAAAATCAGTCCGTCACTGGCGAACATCGTGCCCACCAGCTCTTTTGCAGTGGACGCCACGCCGGCACCGGAAGCGGTGAAGCCGTTCCCGCACTTGCTGATCATCCAGCCACGAGACCCCAAGGTGCAGCCTTATTACTTCAACTTGGACACGGCGGCGTTCGACGAGCTAACCCGCTCGACTGAGTTCCGCTGGGCTTCACAGGAGCGCTTATCGCGGCGTCCGGCGCAGCAGGCCGTGGGTCAGGGGGATGAAAAGCTAACCCTTAAAGGGACGATTTACCCGGGCTTCAAAGGTGGTCTCAAGCAGCTCGACACGTTGCGCACCATCGGCGGCAGGCTACAGCCGCTAACCCTGACCACGGGCTATGGCGAGGTGATCGGGACTTGGTGTTTGAAGGCTATCAACGAGGAACAGGGCGCGCTGTTGCACGGCGGGATTCCTCGTAAACAAGGGTTTAGTTTGGAGTTTGTGCGTTATGGCGACGATATGCAGAACGTCTGATGGGGACATGCTCGATGTCATTTGCCATAACGTTTATGGCCATCTGAACGGAACCACCGAGGCGGTGCTCGATGCCAATCAGGGATTGGCAGACGAGCCGCAGCCGTACCGCACTGGTGTTGTGATCGTGCTGCCGGATCTGCCCAGTCCGACCGAGGAAGGGATTAGTTTGTGGGATTGACCTCGGGCCACACCGCCGCCGGCAACTCGTTGCGTTACGCGTAACGGCACTCTGTTTTGACCCGCCTGGTGCGGGTTTTTTTTGGACAAAATCCATGACACCCACTTTTCGAATCGTGGCCGACGGTTCCGACATAACCGCCCTGATTAATGATCGACTGTTGTTGCTGCGCACCTCTGACAAGCCCGGTATGGAATCCGACGAGTTTGAATTGCGTATCGATGACCGTGACGGCCAGGTGAAACTGCCTTCGCGTGGCAGCTCAATCGAGATTTACCTGGGCTACGTCGAAACGGCTTTGACCCGCCTGGGGCGTTACGCGGTCGATACGGTCGAAGTGTCCGGCCCGCCGGATACGATTGTGATTAAGGGCAAGGCCAGCGACATGCGCGGCAGTGGCAAGACCATCCGTAGCGGCAGTTGGGAGGACGTGCCGCTGTCGAACATCGTGAGCGACATCGCCGCGCGCAACGGTTGGCAGTCGGGGTGCCCGATGTCCACGAAAGTTGCCCGGGTGGATCAACTCAACGAGTCGGATTTTAATTTCATCACGCGCTTGGCGAAGCAATATGACTGCACGGCCAAGGTCGCTGACGGCAAGCTGTTGGTCATGCCGCGTCAAGGTGGCCAGACCGCGAGCGGCAAGACGTTCGGCGCGATCACCCTGGCGCGCAGCGACGTCAGCCGCTGGCAGTTCAGTCTAGGCGACCGCAACTCGCACAAGGCCGTGGCGACCAAACATCAGAACAAGAAGGACGGCATGCTATCGGTGGTCACTATTGATAACGATGACGCGCCGGATGGTTTGCCGGCGGTGCATACCGACCGGCATATCTACCCAAACAAAACCGCTGCCGAATCGGCGGCCAAGGCGCGCTTGGCGGCGTTCAATCGCTCGACCGCTGACGTGCGGTTTGAGATGCCTGGCCGGACAGACATTTTTGCCGAGCGGTCGATCAATGCTCAGGGCTTCAAGGTCGGGCTTGATGGTGAGTACTTGGCGGATTCGGTTGAGCAGGTGTTTACGCAAGCGGGCTGGTCCACCACGGTGGAGTGCAACGCCGGCAAGAAAGGCAAATCTAAATCGGCGAAGAAAAAGAAAGCAACGGCGCCGCTCAATGTAGTGAACGTCGAAAAACAGTAACGAATCTCTGGCCGCCCAAGTGCGGTTTTTTTATGTCTGGAGTGTTTATGCCCGTCACTGAGCAACAACTACAACGCATCATGCCGAACGCCCGCCGCCAAGCGGGCGTTTTTGTATCCGCCCTCAACGTGGCGATGGTCAATCGCCAGATCAACACGCCCAAACGCCAGGCCGCGTTCCTGGCGCAGGTCGGTCACGAGTCGGGTCAACTGCAGTACGTCCGCGAGCTGGGCGGCGATCAGTACCTGAGCAAATACGACACCGGCAAACTGGCCGCGAATTTGGGTAACACACCTGCAGCAGATGGGGATGGCCAACGCTATCGCGGTCGCGGTCTGATTCAGATAACTGGGCGCAATAATTACCTGCGCTGCAGCTTGGCGTTGTTTGGCGACGAGCGATTGCTGCGCACGCCTGAACTGCTCGAGCTGCCGCAATGGGCCGCCGAGTCGGCCGCATGGTTCTGGTGGGTGCGCGAGTTGAATGCCCTGGCAGATCGGGACGAGTTCGAGGCCATCACTCGCAAGATCAATGGCGGCCTCAATGGCTTAGCGGATCGGCTGGAGCTATGGGAGCGGGCGAGGGCGGTGCTATGAGCTTCGTAGGTTTGATCCCCACGCCGCATCGGTTGTTGGCCAACGGTGTGTTGCTGGCCGTGTTGGCTGGCAGTTCTGGCGCGCTAGCCTGGCAAGTCCAGACTTGGCGCTACGGTCAGCAGCTGGAGCGTCAAGCCCGCCTGCATGTCGACGGCCTGAATCAACAAGTCCGGGCAGCAGCTGCTCTGCAGCAAGCCGAACAGGATAAGCGCTTGGCATTGGAGCAACGGCTTTCCGCCAGTGAACAAACCCACTACCGAGTTTTGAACGATGTCCAACGTGATCAAAGTCGTTTGCGCGACCGCCTTGTACAAACCCACTACCGAGTTTTGAACGATGTCCAACGTGATCAAAGTCGTTTGCGCGACCGCCTTGCCACTGCTGATTTGCGCTTGTCAGTCCTACTCGACGCCACCGCTACCACCGGCAACGACTCAGTGCCTGCCACCGCCGCCGCCGGCAGCCTGGTTCATGGAGGCACAAGAGCCCAACTTGACCCGGCGCATGCTCAACGAATTATCGGCATCACCGATGCCGGCGACCAAGGAATGATCGCCCTGGCGGCCTGTCAGGCCTACGCCAAAGAAGTCTCAACACCGAAGTGAAAAAGAGCGGTTGGGTTGGATGCGTCAACATCCAACCCGACCGCCGTCCCTGCAGATCGTCCCTGCAAGTCCAGCCATGGCTCTTACTCCGTGCACGAAGCGCGGCGAGCCTAGCACCTGTTTATCCATACAGTAAAGGTCTTGCTATTTATGTCTACACCCATCATCCCTTGGATGGGCGGCAAACGCCGCCTCGCCGACCGCCTTATCCCGCTCTTCCCACCGCACGAATGCTACGTTGAAGTCTTTGCCGGCGGCGCCGCACTTTATTTCATGCGGCCCCAGGCGGCGCCGGTTGAAGTACTCAACGACATCAACGGCGACTTGGTGACGTTGTATCGTGTCGTGCAGAACCACCTGGAAGAATTCGTGCGCCAGTTCAAATGGGCGCTCAGTTCACGTCAGGTATTCGAGTGGCAGAAAATGACCCGCCCTGAAACCCTTACCGACATCCAACGCGCCGCGCGATTCTTCTACCTGCAGCATCATGCATTTGCCGGCAAGGTAACGGGACAGACGTTTGGTACCGCGACTACCGGGCCAGCCATTAACCTGCTTCGGATCGAGGAAAATCTATCAGCAGCGTGGCAGCGTCTATCCGGCACCTACGTTGAAAATCTGGGCTGGCTTGAGTGTGCCGAGCGCTACGACCGCGCCCATACCTTCCACTACATGGACCCGCCTTACTGGCAGACCGCCGGTTACGGCGTGGATTTTCCCTTCGAGAATTACGAGCGCATGGCCGACTTTATGCGGCGATGCAAAGGCAAAGTGATGGTCAGCATCAACGATCACCCTGACATTCGGCAGGTGTTTGAAGGGTTTCATCTTGAGATGGTGGACATTCGTTACAGCACCGCCAACCAACGGCAAGGAAAGGCTGGGTTGAGTGGAGAGCTGGTGATCATGAATTGGGAACCAGAAGCGTTGGGCGGGCTGTTCTGATCCTTTCCATAGGATTCATAGTCACGGGTCAGCTATCCCGTCTGTCGAAATCCCCTACAGAAAAATTGACCGCAAGCGTCCTGCAAAGTTAACTGTACATTCGTACAGTATTTGTAAAAGGCCGCATCATGAGCTTCACCATACTAGGTCCCATCGCTGAGGCAGGCGCGAAGCTGCCGTTGTGTTCGTTCCAAGTTCCTGCTGGCTTTCCTTCGCCGGCAGCGGATCACATTGAGCAGCACATCTCATTGGATGAGGTTCTGAATATCCGTGCGCCACATGTGTACCTGGTCGCAATAACCGGGGAAAGCATGCAGGGGATTGGAATCTTTGAAGGTGACCTCGCGGTGGTGGATCGCGCCATTGAGCCGGCCCATGGTCATGTGGTGGTGGCGCTACTGAACAATGAGCCTGTCTGCAAACGCCTGTGCAAGCGTGGCCGGGAGGTGATCCTTCTTTCAGAAAATCCCAAATACTCGGCGCGCTATGTGCTCGAAGGCGACGAACTGTCGATCTGGGGCGTAATCACCAGCACAGTGCGCAGCCATGTCTAAGCAGCAGCCGACGTTTGCACTGATCGACTGCAACAGCTTCTATGCCAGTTGTGAGCGCGTATTCCGGCCGGACCTGGCGAAGGTGCCCATTGTGGTGCTGAGCAACAATGATGGCTGCGTTATCGCTCGTAGCTATGACGCGAAGCCGTTCATTAAGATGGGCGAGCCGTATTTCCAGATCAAGCACAAGCTCAAGCAGCACGGCATTGTGCCGTTTTCGTCCAACTATGCCCTGTACGGCGACATGAGCGAGCGTGTGATGAGCTTGATTGAGGCGATGGTGCCGGCGGTTGAGGTGTACAGCATTGATGAGGCGTTCGCTGATCTGACGGGCATTGGTGGGTTGGATGCTTTGGGGCGCCAGATTCGGGCTCAGGTACTTCGGTGTACGGGAATTCCTGTCGGTGTTGGTATTGCTCACACCAAGACCCTGGCGAAGCTAGCAAATCACACTGCGAAGCGCCTGCAGTGCCAAACCGGCGGGGTGGTCAACATCACCGATCCGAATAAGCGTAACTGGGTGCTTCGCAATACTGATGTGGCAGAGGTGTGGGGTGTCGGCCGCAAAATGAAACTCCATCTAGGCGCCTTGGGTATTAAGTCGGCCATGGACCTCGCTAAGGCCGATCCGTGGACGCTCCGCAAGAAGTTCAGCGTAGTGATCGAGAAGACAGCAAGGGAGCTGGCAGGTACGCCTTGTCTGGAGTTGGAGGAACCGGATCCGCCAAAGCAGGAGATCTGCTGCAGTCGAATGTTCGGCAAGCGGCTGACGGAACTGCCTCCAATCAAGGAAGCGGTGGCTACCTACATGATGCGAGCATCCGAGAAGCTTCGCGCCCAGAACTCACTGTGCAAGAAGGTGCGCGTATGCATCCGCACCGGCATGTTCAACCCTGATGAGGCGAAGTATGCCAATGGGGTGGTGATTGATATGCCGTTTCCCACCGACGACGTGAGGCTGCTTACTCAAGTGGCAGTAGGTGCACTTGATAAGATATTTCGACCAGGTTTCAATTACAGTAAGGCTGAGGTGATGTTGCTCAACCTCTGTCAGCCTGGGGAGTATACCGATGATCTTTTCGCAATTTCGCAGCCGGTTGGGCCAACCCGGGTGATGACGGTTTTAGACCAGATCAACACGCGATGGGGTAAAGGAACGCTACGTTCGGCCAGTGTGCCATTTGACCCTCATTGGGGTATGCGGCGTGAATTAATGAGTCAAAGCTATACAACCAAGCTGGATCAGCTTTGGTCCGTGGCCTGCAGATAACGATAGCGCTCGGCCAAGAGTGGACGGATAGCATCATTAGTCTTATTGTTTTTCTGTTATGTTATGCAGTTCTGGTGAGCGTCCTTCCGTTGATAGAAATACTCCACATTTAAATGCTATAAATTTTAATACCATGTTGAGCCATTGAAAATGCTGACGCTAATTTAAGGGGCGAATGCCCTTCAATAGGAGAGATTTATGAGTATCGCTGGTATCCGTTCCAATCGAGGTGACATTTACCAGACGTTAGTGGCGTTTGATTGGGCTTTGACAGTGTTATCCGATCAAGACTATCAATGGCTCGAAATAGATTCGATAAGTTACTCTGTAGATGACGTGGTAGTAGGTAGGTCTGATGGAACTATAATTGCATGTCAATGCAAAAAAAATCAAACCGATTTCAAGTCTTGGTCTATAAACGATCTCGCGGATGAGTTGGGAAAAGCTTCCCGGGTTTTGGAGGAGAATCCGAAAGTATATGTTCGTTTCTATTCAAGAAGTAACTTTGGCGCGCTTGCAAAACTTAGAGAGCACAGTTCTACCCAGCATAATGAGGCGAGCTACCTAGCGAGTCTAGGTCAAGAGCATCAAGCAGTAGAAAAGAGTTTTTCTGCGCTGCTGGCTAAATTTTCCCCTGGACTCTCCTCCTATCAATTCCTATGTCGAACTAACTTTGTCACCAGCGAAGATATGGGTCGTATGGAGGATTTGCTTCGCGAACGCTTACGCAACTTGGTGAGCAATACCGACTCTGCGTACGCCGCACTCTGGTCGAGATTAAACCAACTCGGCGCGCGTATAGGAGGCGATAGCGGATCTGCAGCGTCGCAGCACCGATTAACTAAGAACGATCTCAAGACTATTCTTCAAAAGGCGGGAGCAACGCTAGTGCCGCCAATGAATCTCGATGAGGTGCGTCTTTCTTTTTCAAGTACCTCAAGCATTGGCAGGTCGTGGCGAAGGGACATTGCGGGGTACCGTATCTCCAACCCAACCCTAGATGAGCTACTTGTATGCATCGATGATAAAAATAAATCCATATTGCTCACGGGCCTTCCGGGATCGGGTAAAACTTGCGTGATGCTTGCGTTACAAGAGGCATTGGAGAAAAGAGCCAAGAGCAATTCTGACATCGTGCCACTCTTTATCCAGTCCCGCGAATTTGCTGACGTGTATACATCGGAAGATCGCCTCGCCCAAGGCTTGCCAGCGCAATGGGTCGAAAAAGCTGCTCGATTGGCTGAAAATGTTCAAGTGGTTGTAGTAATTGACTCTTTAGATGTGCTATCGATCGCTCGAGATCATCGCATTCTTCAATATTTTCTTGCACAGATAGACCGTCTGCTACTGATTCCCAATATTACTGTCGTTACCGCCTGCCGTGACTTCGACAGGCAGTACGACTGGCGAATTGCGGAACGACAATGGGATTGCGAATTGAAGTGCCAGCCGATGGGCTGGGAGGCGGAAATTGCCCCCTTACTTTGTACGCTAGGGGTTGCTACTGCAAACATTGATGACGTCACCCGCGCTCTGATAAGAAATCCACGTGAGCTGGCATTGTTTGTCGAGCTGGCTCAACGAGGGGGCAGCTTCAACATTGTCACCAGCCAAGCACTTGCACAACGTTATCTTGATATGATCGTGCGGGCCGACAACTCTCTGGGTGATGCGGCAATACAAGCAATTGAAAAAATTGCCTCGGAAATGCTGAGCTTAAGAAGTTTGGCGGTGCCGCATCAACGCTTTTCAGCCTCTCAAGATATTCAGCGGAAACTGTGCAGCTTAAATGTATTGCGAGAAACTCAAGATGGAAAGCTGATATTCGGGCATCAAACCCTGTTAGATGTGTTGGTTATAAGCGCGGCTGTGCGAATGGGCGTTACTTTGAATAACTTCATACATAGCTTGCCGCCCGTTCCTTTTGTACGCCCCAGCATCCGAAGTTTTGTCGCGCAGTTGGCACTAGGTGAGCGCCGCGAATTTAGAAAACAGTTAAGGTCAGTCTTGACTGGTAACGCGGCCTTCCACATCAGACGCCTAGTTGCGGAATCATTTGCAGAACAGATGCCCCAGGAAGAAGACTGGCCTTTGCTACGTGATTTGCACGAAAAACACCGTGATATTTTTCAGGTGTTCTATGCCTTGGCTAGTGCTATTGAGTGGCATCATTTTTGGCTTAAGCATCTGGTTCCCGCTCTGAAGTCTGCTCGAGATTCCGACGGATTGATGGGGCATGTTTATCGCATCGCGCAATGGACAAATGAAGATTGTATGGGCGTGCTGTCATTCTGGATGGATTCGCTCTCACTAAGCTGGCTTGATAGGGATGAAATTGCTGGCCGACTAGGGATCTACCTATCTGAAATTAAATCAGAAAATATGGAACTGGTTGCTCCATTGCTTGAGCGGCTGGTTGATATGCCGTTAACGGAACATTGTTCTCTTGGTCCCGTGATTGGTAAATGTGTGGAGGCGGGTGTTGTGGAAGATGCCTTGCTTTGGCGGTACATTGCAGGTGAAATCAACGACGAGGATTTACATCGATATAGATTTGATAACAAATTGCGGTGCCAAGCACATGAATTCGGGGGACGGGATGAAGAGTTTATCCGTAAACGTATGGTGCAATCCACTGCTTTGCTGAATTTAGCAATAGAGACAATTGAACAATGGAGCAGTGTTCGCGCCTTACGCTATCACAGTACTCGAGTAGGCTACAGGAATGGTTTTCTCAATGAAACTTCCTACCAGAAATCGCATCGCCAAAGTGATACGGCTCATAGGGATAGCTTAAACAATCTTCTTGATGCGGTCGAAGAGGCTATTTTTCATCAAGCAAAAAACAACACAGAGTGGTGGCAGAACAACCGACTGCGTCTTTGCTTAAGTCACGAAGGAGCGTTGCTGTACTTCGCCATACTCGCCTGTACTGAATCGCCTGTCGCCAATACTGAAATAATTGCCAGTATGTTGTGTGACAAAAATATGTTGGAGTTTGGACTATCTTACGAGTTGGGTTCGTTGATAAATTCTGCTTTCGTACTTTTAGACGTGCCAATGCAAGATGCAGTGATGGCAAACATTTTATCTATTTGGAATGAGGAAGTGACTGCCGAGTCCACACTCAGCGTATTGGGAGCACAAGCTGAATTTATTTTAGCCATTCCTTGCTGCTTGCGTTCACCCGAAGTGCAAGCGGTGGTAGATGCATACGAAGGAAAAGCCGGCTTGCTAGTTCGTCAGCCGGTAGTACATTCGGCTGTCGGTATCGTCAGCGCACCATTCTCATACGAGATATTTTTAGGTGCGAGCGATAGCGGTATATTGAGGTTGCTAGCGCACTATGACGGATACTCGCGTTGGCATAGGGCTGAGGTTCTTATCGGCGGCGAACGGGAAGTTGGCTGGCAATTGAGAGAAGCCGCATCTCGGAACCCTTCTCGCTTCTTAAGCTTTTTATCTACTCAATGGTTAGAAATTCCTGAATGTTTTCGAGAAGATATTATGGATGGAGTTGCAACGTATCTAGCCTATAGTTATGGGAATTTACGCTCAAACGATTCATGGGAATCCGTCGAAGAACCTCAGGCGTCTGTGTTAGTTTGCCAGGTTTTAGATGAGCTACAGCGGCATCAATCCGAATGGCTTCACCAGCGATCTTCGGCTAAAGCAATTGAAGCATGTTCAAACGTCATACAGGATACTCATGAGGCATCTCGGCTCATTTCTTTGGTCGAAGGTTTTGTGGGGCTTCATGAGGCAGATCCAATCGAAGGTGATAATGTAGATTTAATAAATCTAGGCATAAATATGTCAAAGGGGAACGTTGCTGATGCCTTGATGATCTTGGCTAATAATTTTCTAGAGCGCGGCGTTGAATTTCCCGAGCAGTTAGCACCTATGCTACGCCGCTTTGCGAGTGACGAGCACCCTGCTATTCGTGCCATTATTTTACGTAGATTACCGTATTTGCAAAGCGCGGATTTCGATCTGGGTTGGGAATTGTTTTATCTGGCCATACAAGATTTATATGGGCTTTGGCAGGTCGCCGAGCCGTGTCTTTATTATTCTTATCACAATAATTTCGAAGTGGTGAAACCTGTGCTAGAGCGGCTTCAAAATAACGGTATCGGTAAAGAGTTAGAGATATGGGGGCGTATTTCGGCTTTAGCTGCCCTGACTCAGCACATAAATTTTTCTGAGCTCTTAGAAAACTTGAATTTTTTGAATAACACAGATGCTTGGCGTGGTGCCGCAACCGTTTGGGCAAATCATGGAAATATTCGACAGCATCGCGAGCAGTGTCTTGCCGGTATAAGTTCAGGATTAAACACAAGCGCACTTCATGCCATCTCCGTTGCGGAGGAGATGGGTCATATTTTTGACGACGAAGTTGATGCTATTTCAATTCCATTAGAGCTAATTGATCGTTGTATTTCAGTATTTGAAAATGATCAAGATGCGGGAAATAGACATCATCGTCTTTTCGGATTTCATGAATGGCTAAATGCGATTGTACAGAACAATCCAGAGCAAGCTTTAGCCGCAGTCGAGCGTTATCTGACTTATATCCGTCATGGAAATCGACATATATATGATCATAAGAATAGTCTCACCCAGCTGATGACCCGGCTCTTTGCGGAGGCAGAAGAACGAGAAGAGTCTGACTGTGGCTCGATGCTGCAACGCGTTGTCGGAATACAAGATACGCTACTTTCACTAGGGGTCAACGGGGTAGCCGATTGGCTGAAGGCTGCAGAGCGACCGTGATTGGGGGCATGCAATCGAGAATTCTTGACATGCCGTGTTCCACAAATCGAGGGCCCACGGCCTACAACTGCAGCCCTGTCTTTTAAAGTTTCACATACCTCTATAATCGGGGGGATGGTCTTTTTTAATTGTCATCCCTAGAGTAGGTTAGTGAACCTTTGTTTGATCAACCTGCGTACTGACTTGAGCATGCTGATGATTTGCATTTTATAAACTATATGTCGTAATGTACTAGAAGGCACCCGGTAGGTGCCGGCCTTCCACAACGCAAAGCTTACGCTCTACCGTGACCGTACCAACCGCCCTGTATTGGGATCTCGTAGTGGATACTAGACTGGCCTAGGAGGCTCACATGAAACACGCCCTTACTTACGCTGACGTTCAACGCGTCAAGCGCCTCGCCAAACAACTCAAGGCGACTGCTCCTGAACTACCACATTCCAGGCGCTTGGACAAAGCTGCAGTTGAGCTGTGCGGTGTTCGAAATTTTCACGAGCTGAATCGGCACTTTAACCGTTTGATAAATAAGCACGTGGACACGCCCGCTGGACCAAATAGCGTAAGTCACTGTTTATACTGTGATTACCGTTTTGCTGCGGATCACAAGCCTGATCAAAAATCCCACCGTGATACCCACGAGCGCGTAATGGAGGCCGAGCAGAAGCTCGGATACCGACCCGGCACCTATACGGAGCGTGAGCGGATGAAGCAGGATGGCTACGAACAGATGCGCCGCAAGGAGAATGAGGCGGAGGGAGTTGAAGGTCTGCTTATGATCACTCGGAGCTGGTTCGACCGTTCGCTTCATAGCGCAGTCATGGACGGCTATTGGACCAAGCACCCGACTTTTGAGGCGTATGTGGCCATGATGATTCCCCACCTGGAAACCATGGATTCGGCGATGGCTGCCAGACTGGCAGCACGTTTTGGGCGAACACCGGGGATGATATCCAAGGGCCAAACCTACTGGTCCCCGCGTTCATTCTCGAATGCCGCAGGTTGATTCGAGATTTGATTGCATTGTAGCGGGTGATGCGATGGCACTGAGGTATACAAAGCGGCTCGATTATCTCTGTCTGCTTAGGGCAAATTTAGGGCATAACCTGGGCCGCTGTAGGCCGTTTCTGTCCTTGCAGCCTACTCAAAACCCAATATAATTGCGGCCTAGAGCGGGTTGTGGTGTGTGCTGGTCGGGTTCGAATCCCTATCTCTCCGCCATTACATAGAAAAAGCCCCGTAGCTGAACAAGCTACGGGGCTTTTTCGTTTTCGGTTGTACGATTCAATCCAAAAAGACCTGGGGGCTTTCTTCAAGCTTAGAGCTGGACAAGCCTTTTGCTTGCCTCAGGCTGTCGAATTTTGACCTGTGCCCGCAACGCTTCCAGATTCCAGACTTCAGTCATATTCACTTCCTTTTGCGTGCTAGTGATTCAGTTTGGCCCGAGTCCTGCCAAGTAAGCGTCTAGAACTTCAATGTCAGTGTGTGCACGGTTTTGTGAATACGGGCACGAACAACTTAGTATTACCCCGCACAGCCAGCCCAAGAGCTACGCAAATTGTTGCAGTTTTCATGCAGGGTTGCGCTAGGTAACACAGGACGCTAACCTTCCGCCGTCGCCCTCATGGCGACCGGTTTTGACAGACCGATGTACAGGTGTACGACCTCCATACGATCACAGGCTTTTTCTGCTGTGTCGTCGTTTTATGGCGGCTGTGCGTGGGGCATCTTCGGGTGCGCCGGGTCCTGTATACCGGTCTGTCAACCCGCGCATAGCTGCCACCTGTTCCTGTTTGACAGCAGGATGTGACAGCTCCCATTGCATACAGGAGCTACACAATGAACATGACCAAGCTCGATTCAGATTCCGAGTTTCCTCCCCGTAAAATCTTCAACGTAGGCGCAGACATCGGCACCGAAGAAGCCCTGGCAAACGCCTCCGAAATCCTTTCATCCGCACTGCAAACCGCCTATCAATGCGCCGAAGATCCGCACAGCACGCAGTCACCCGTAATCATGGGCTTGGCGCAATTGATCGAGAATGCCCAAGCGCTGGTGCATTCTGTGCTTGAGCATGATTTCCCGGCAAATAAGCCAGGTAAATAATGACCTGCATCTGAAACTGAAAAAGCCTGCTGAGCTCGATGCTCAGCAGGCTTTTTAGTCGATACTGTCTCCGGGAAACTCACGGATTGAGTAATCGCGCTCGCGTCTCGCGCCATGCGAAACCGTCCGCGTCGCCTGGCTTAAGTGGCAAGAGCGTTCAGAACATGCACCGGGTCGTTATGAATGGCTTTTAACAATGCCTTTGCTGGCCCTGTTGGATCACGACGGCCCTGTTCCCAGTTGCGTAGCGTGCCGAGCTGAACGTCAATCAAGGCTGCGAACTTGGCTTGGGTCAGCCCTGTTGCTTTACGAATTTCTTTAACCTGCATCGCATCAACATGGAATTCGCGGGAAGGTTCACGCTCCCCGCGCAGGACTTCGTTCATCTCTTGAACGCTTTCCATCAGCTCATCAAAAAACTTGCTCAT